GCGCCTGGGGAGCTGGTCCTCGAGCTCTCGGACGAAGAGGTGGCCACGCTCGAGGAGGCCTTCCGCGAGGGAGAGAAGGGCCTTCTCCTCCAGCGCCCCGACCGCTCGCTCCGCCTCGTGTGGGGTGGTCGATGAGCGCCGCCCCGAGCGCCCCGCGCCGCCCGTGCCTCTACCACCCCGAGCGCGCCGCGCAGCGCCGGGGCCTGTGCTGGACGTGCCACACGAAGTTCCGCCGCGCCGGCGTGCCCATGCCCGCGATGGACACCCCCGGCCCCCGGCCCTGGACCCCGGCGGAGTTCCTCCTCGCGTGGGTGGCGTCGCTCGCTCCCTCGACGCGCGCCGCGCTCCACGACGCGACCGCACCCACCACCTCCTCCTCCGAGGCCGCATGACGCTCGCCTACGCCACCGACGAAGACCCCGAAGAGAAGCGCGCGCGCCGCGTGGCCGCGGAGACCCTCGCGCGCGTGGAGCTGGTCCGCGCCGCGCTCGGTGCCGTGCTGGCCTCCCCCTCCCTCACGAAGGACCACCGCACGGGCGCGCCTCTCTCGCAGCTCGAAGACGCCACGCGCGTCCTTCTCCTCCTCCACTGCCCGAACCTCTGCCCGCCTCTCTCGGAGGGCACATGACAACCAGACACCCTCAAACGCCTTCGCAGAAGGGACGCGCGCCCAAGGTGTCACCCTCGAAGGCGACACCCGACGCGACACCACGCGACACCCCCCGACGCCCCACGAAGGGACCGGGCGCCCGCGCAGAAGCCGCGCGCCTCCTGGCGGAGGGCTTCACCGTCTCGGAGGTAGCGCGGCGCCTCGGGGTCTCCCGCCAGACGGTGAGCGGGTGGGCCAACCACACGGCGGCGGAGGCCGTGAGCGTCGAGAAGGCGAAGCGCGCGCAGGGCTTCGAGGACGCGGTGGCCGACGCGCGGCGCGAGCTCAAGGCCTCGACCCTCGACGCGGCGCGCGTGCTCGTGGGCCAGCTCACCAACGCAGACCCCGCGGTGGCCGCGGCGGCGGCGAAGACCATCCTCGACCGCTCGGGGCTCCCGCGCGTGGAGGTGGTGCACACCGAGGCGGAGCCCCTCGACCTCTCGGGCCTCACCCCCGAGGAGCTGGACCGCTTCGAGGAGCTCCTCCTCAAGGTGAAGGGCGGCGCGTCGTGAACCTGAACGAACACCTGAACGTGCTCCGAATCTTCGGGGCCGCGGGTATCACCCCCGCATTCCACGGCACCCGATACGAAAGAACGGAGCACGTATGAGCCACTGGCAGACACCGCCCGCCCTCGACCCGCGCCCTGTGCCCACCGCCTCGAAGGGTCTGCGCGCCCCCGGCCACACGGGCACCCCCGAGGACTGCACCGCCCCGGCGTGCGTCGAAGCCCGTCGCGTCGCCGCGGGCGTGACCCGCCAGCGCCGCGCCCGAGGTGGGGCGGAGGGTGCCGCGCGCGCCCTCGCCCGAGAGCCCGTCCTCCTCCCGGTGGTGAGCGAACCCGCGCCGCCGGCCGCGCCCTCGACGCTCACCCTTCCCGTGCCGGACCTCGAGCTCCGCCCCCTCACCGTCCGTGAGCTCATCCTCCTGGCGGCGGCGGACGTGGCGAGCGACGACACCGCGAAGGACATCCCCCTCGGGGCCCTCGTGGTGCGCGCGTGGGAGCGGTCGTTCGATCGCTTCGGGCTCCCCGGCCACGAGAACCACTATCCCCACAGTGCCCGCGTCATGGCGAAGCTCTCGGGGGAGGACGGCGTGTGTGGTGCCCTCGGGTGGCTCCGCGCCACCGAGCCCAACACCTGGCGGCTCACCACGAAGGGGCGGCGGCGCGCGCGCGACCTCCGCGCCCTGGCGGTGCTCCTCGAAGCGAGGGCCGCGGCGTGAGTGACATTGCCGTGCGTGGCGTCCTCCTGGCGCTCCTCGTGGTCCTCGGGTTCCTCGTGTGGACGGGTGACCCGTGAGCGATGCGCCCCCGAGCCTGGAGGCCCTCGCAGACCTTGCCGCGGCCCGTTGGGGTGACCGCGTGGTGACGCGGGTGAGCTTCGACCGGCGCTCCCGGCGCTATCTCGCGCTCGCCTTGCGGCTCACCGCGACGGGCGCGGGCGCCGAAGAGGTGTGCGCCTCGGTGGATCATGCGACCGCGGCGGCGGCGCTCCTCGGGTTGCGCGCCGCGATCGGAGGGAACTCACCATGAAGTCCTCCTCCCCCTCGCAGACGGTGAGGCTCCTCGTGGGCGTGGTGACCGTGCTCGCGGCCCTGTGCGGCGGGCTCGTGGTGGCCCTCGTGGTGTGCGCTTCGAGGTGCCCATGAGCGCCGCGGTGTCATGGCGCATTCGTTCGGTCCGCGGAGCGAGCGGTCTCCGCCTCCGCCTCGAGATCAAGTCCGGCGGCGCGTGGAGATGGAGGTGTGACGTCTCCGATGTCGTGCGCGGCGCAACCATCTCCACCGTGACGGCGATGGACGGGAGCGAGCACGCCATGAAAACAAACATGGAGCACTTCGAATGAGCGCCGCGGTGTCCCTCGACCGCGCGCGCGCCGCCCTCGACCGCGAGCGCGTGGCTCGCGGCGGGTTCCGCGAGTTCATCAAGCGCGCGTGGCCCCAGGTGGAGAGCGCCCCGCTTCGGTGGGGGTGGCACATGGACGCCATCGCGGAGCACCTCGAAGCCGCGCACCGTCGCGAGATTCGCGACCTGGTCATCAACGTCCCCCCGGGCACCTCGAAGACCCTCCTGGCCTCGGTGCTGTTCCCGGCGTGGGTGTGGACCCTCGACGCAGAACACCGGTTCATCACCGCGTCCTTCTCGGAGCGCGTCATCCTCCACAACGCGCGGCGCGCGCGCACCCTCGTGGAGTCCCCCTGGTGGGCCGCGCGATGGCCGGGCGTGGCCTTCCCGCGCGGCCCCACCGCCTCGAAGGCCGTGGACTTCTACGCCAACACCGCGGGCGGGTGGCGCTACTCGGTGACGGTGCGCGGCGCCGTGCTCGGGATGCACGGGGACACCCACGTGGGGGATGACCCGATTGACCCCCAGGGCGCGGCGATGGCCTCGGGCCTCGAGCTCGAGGCGGTCCTCCGGTGGCACCACGAGACGATGAGCACGCGCTTTCGGGACCAGCTCCGCTCCGTCCGCGTGCTGGTAATGCAGAGGCTTCACGAGCGGGACCTCTCCGCGGAGATGGAGCGCCACGGCGCAACGGTGCTGTGCCTCCCCATGCGCCACGAGCGCCACCACCCGCGCCGCTACGCCCTCGACCCGCGCACCACCGAGGGGGAGCTTCTCGTCCCCGAGCGATACCCCGAGGCCGTGGTGGCGAAGATGGAGGCCAGCCTCGGGCCGTACGGGACCGCGTCGCAGCTTCAACAGCGACCCGCGCCGGCGGGCGGCGGCATCTTCCGCGTGGAGTGGCTCCGCCATTACTGGACGGAGCTCCCGAAGGACATCGCCCTCGAGCTCTCGGTGGACTGCACCTTCAAAGGCGCGGCCACCTCGGACTTCGTGGCCCTCCAGGTGTGGGGCCGCTCGGGTGCGAACTTCTACCTGGTGGACCGGGTGTGCCGTCGCCTCGACCTCCCGCAGACCTGTGACGCCGTCGTGGCCCTCTGCCAGAAGTGGCCGCGCATCGGCGCGAAGCTGGTGGAGGACAAGGCCAACGGCCCCGCGGTGGTGCAGACGCTCCGCGCGAAGGTGCCCGGCCTCCTCCTCCTGAACCCCGAGGGCGGGAAGGAGTCGCGCGCGCACGGCGCGGCCCCGTACTTCGCCGCGGGCAACGTCCTCCTTCCCCACCCCGAGCGCGCCGTGTACCCCGACGGCTCGCGCGGCGCGATGTGGGTGCGCGGCGGCGTGGCGGACCTCTCGCGCGACGCCGCGGAGGGGAGCTACGAACACGCGTTGGTGGGCTTCCCGGCGGCGCGCCATGACGATGACGTGGACGCCACGACGCAATGGATCAACCACGCCGCGCCCTCCTACAGCGCGCGGCTTCGCGCGGCCATGGCCGCACAGACAGGAACGACTAAATGAGCTTCTGGAACCGCGCCGCGACGGCCCTTGTTCGCCGCGCCAACGGGTGGGCCAACCTCTACACGGGGATGGGCGCCGACCCTAACGACGTGGGCGGAAACCGCACCTCCTACAGCTTCAACCCGGCCGCCCGCCTCGGGGCCGCGATGCTGGACACGCTCTACCACGAGGACGCCTTCGCGGCGCGCATCTGCGAGGCGGTCCCGAAGCACGCGCTCCGCCGCGGCTTCACCGTGAAGGTCCCCAACGCGCCCGAGGTGCAGACGGCCATCAACACCGCGCTCGAAGACCTCGGGGTGGCCGCGCGCTTCCTCGAAGCGTGGACGTGGGCGCGCGTGGAGGGCGGCGGCGCGGTGCTCCTCGGGGCCGACGATGGCCAGCCGGTGGAGTCGGAGCTCTCCCTCGATTCGCTGCGCGGCGTGCGGTGGCTTGCATCGCTCACCACGCGCGAGCTCTGGACGGAGTCGTGGGAGCTGGACCCCGAGAAGGCCCGCTTCGGGGAGCCCGAGGTGTACCGCCTCCAGCGCACCGGCGGCGGCGGTGGGAGCGACTCGCGCGCCGTGCATCGCTCGCGGG